GCGCGAATTACCCTTAAGGCACAAACTTGTCACAGTACCTTGGTAGGGGTCTGCCTTCAACCAAGAAAATCTTTTAACCTTTGTACTCATATTCTTTGTTCAATCTAGTCTTTTTTGTATGACAGTTGGAGCAAAGCAGTTGAAAGTTCTGATCTCTGTCTTGATCTCTTATTACATTTAATGCCGCCTCTCCCTTGGTTGTTATTCCTGTCGATCTCCTGAGCAATGGCTTAATATGATCGAATTCAAGCACATCATGGTCGTCAATCAAACAGACAGAACATTGGCCACCCATCAACTTAATTGCTTGAAGTCTTAATCCTTGTCGATATTCTTTATCTTTTTGTTTCTTAAGCAATTGCTCATTAGTTAGTCCATCTGTTTGTTTGCTTATGTTTGCAGTTTTTGCAATCTGTTTTGCAATAGCAAGCCTTTGATTTGCCATTGATTGCTTCTTTATATATTCCTTACCCTCATCTGTATCAATCCATTTATCTTTGTTTTTGACTAAGTTGAATGATGTTATTGAATCGATCTTTATAGACAAAGGAATCATTGCAGTTGGTATCAGTATTTCATTTTGCACTGGCCATTGCCCTTTGTAAGTTCATCAGGAACTTTGCTTGGAAGCCATCAGTTCTGGAGAACACCACGCCCTCAGCGAATGTCCCCATTGGGTATTTGGGTTTATATCCTGCTTTGCCTGTGTACTTAGCGACCATCCTGATCCTTTCACCGCCATCCTTTGACTTGCGTCCATACCTCTCCCAGATTCCCTCGTATTGCTCACCAGTCCTGCCTTTAGGTATTCCCTTAAAGAACTTGCCTTTGTCGTCAATCATCTGTTTAAGCGTCCCTCTTGGGATGTTGCCGTATGAGTTCAGTTTAGATTGTTTGGTCGAGACAAGGATTGCTCTGCGCTTAGGGAAGCGAGTCCCGCCATCGACCATGAATTTCATGTACTCAGCGCGAACTGGATCGATGAACACAGTTGCAATGAGATCACGCTTGCTTGAGCGTTTGTACCTGAAACCCTTTTGGGTGAATGGTGTCGCGCCTCCCTCGAATGTCTCTCTGGTCTTTTGGGGTAATACCTTTTGACTTAGATTGAATGCAAGATCGTTGAGGGTCTTGCTGGCAGCAAAGGGAATCTGATCCTTTTTGACCACATTCAGATAACGTGTTGCTTTGTCCACATCGATCTTTACATTGATCTGCATAGTTTCTCCAAAAAAAGAGAGGGAATAACCCCTCTCAAAAACCAAATGGCAACTTGGTGAGGATCATTGTGATCGGTCATTACTCGGCTGTCAAAGGGATTGGGACATTGTGTGGCCACAGTTGGAACTTAATCAACTGCATCACAGTGCGTCTGTGGGCTTTAAGCCAGAGGGATTGTCTGGCTTCCTTTGTCAAGTCCTTGCCTTGGTCAATCGCCATGTGGCAAGCATGACAGAGACTTGCAATCAGATTGTCGTCAGCCTTGATTGATCTACCCTTACCGCCTCCCCAATTGGAGTGCGCTCCACACACTGTCTCGTCCTCGATGCCACATATCTGGCAGGGAATGAGCCGAGCGTTTCTCATTAGGGTTTCGCTTCGGATGTATTTGTGCTTAGGGAATCTCACAATATTCCTCTCTCAGTTTCGATCAAGACACCACCATGAATAGCTGTCATAAACTGATAACCACCAAACCTACCATGCAAAACATCAGCAAAACTCTCGTGAAAACCCTCTAAAAGTTGATCTGTAACCTCTTTTATTTGCTCAACTTCAACCATTTTTGATGTTTTTATTGTCAAAAAGTATTCAATCACATCTTTATTAACAGGGCAAATTGCATGAAATTTTAGTTTATAAGTATTCATAACAATGTATCTTGTTGCATAGGTTGATAAAAATTCCAATTTGATGGAGCGTTGTGAGCCTCTATGCGTGACCGCATGACTTGCGCTCTTGCCTCTTTAGTCGGTGGAGGGTAATTACCATTTTTCCACTTTAAATCGATGCCAACATTTCTGCCAATGTTTGTACTGTCAGCAGAAGCAAATGGCAATTTTGTAAAAATAGCAGGATCAAGCATTCGTAATCCATGAAGTTTGCAAATAGGTCTTCCCATGTCATCACATATCAAACGCATTGCTTGACTCATTTTCACCCACCAGTTTGAAGTTCCAATTGTGCTGAACTCTCCTGAACTTCCAATGCAGACTCTGACATAAGTATTGGCCAATTGCTCGAGCCTTTCCAAAGATTCGTGCATATGCCAGACTGGAGCACCAAACCAATTTGGCAATGGACAATCTCTTAAAAGAGCATCATTGTCAGCTTCAGTCCCATCAATTACATCTGGAATTACCGCAAAATCACAAGATGGAATTTTTTTTAAATCTAAAGCCCATTCATAAAAAGGCTGCCAATTTTTAATTGGCTCTCCAGATTTCCAAGCAGAAAAAGCTCCATTGTCTAAAGCAAATGACTGACAAACCTCAATTGCAATACTTAATTGAGAACTGTGAGCATATGAAATAAAAGCATGGCCAGCCTCAATTGCTTTAACGCAAGCAGTAGAAGGATTAATAACTAAGCCGTGATAATGAATCATGTAATCTCAACAACTCGGTCGCCATTGCCCTTGATGTAGTTTCTGGTTTTCTCAACCATTTTCTCAAATTCTGACCTTGGCACGCTTCCTTGCTGGAGGTCTGCATACTCGATCAAGTGCCTCAGAGCACTAATGGTCAGACCATCTAAGCCCATGCGTGATGTCTCTTGATAACGTAAAGCAGCCTTGTGTAAGCCATCCTGAGCCATTTGGCAGATAGGTAATACCTCACCCCCGATTCCTTGTTTTGCAAACATCTCAGCCAGATTAAGGACATCAACCAGAGTCCTCCAGTCAGCCACAGTTCCTTGGCCTTTAGTCATGGACTCTAGTGCTGAGAGTTCAGTTAACCGCAGCTTGTCGAGCAAATGTCGCTCAGTGATGGCCGCGCCTGTAAGTGCATGGATGATTGGGTTGAGAAGATTCCAACGCTTTCTCTTGGTCATCTTCCTTGTCATGCGTGACTCCAGACAAGATAAAAGACCCATGACCAGTAAACCAAAAGGAAAAGAAACATTGCTGAAAAGACAACTCGATTGCTCATTGCATCCTCGCTGGACACTCTCGGCCTTGGTTGCAATTACCATGACAAGGTGGGCAGGACTTCATCTTTCGGATGTGAACTGAGAAACTATCGAGCGTGTCTTTGCCAAAAACTGTCAACTTTTGGATTTCTTTGGCCACTTCCTCGATGACCTCATTGCGATCTGGTCGGTCAATAAAGTCGTGATCGTTGAGCCAAGTTCTGATAATTCCCATTTCAGCCCCCTTTTAATCTGTATTTGTCTCTTTGTTCAAAGCCATATCTTGAATTTCTTTGATGACTGAATCGCACATAACAGCAAGGATGTCCACGCCCTTAACTGTTGCGCTAACCAACTCCATTGAGTCGTGCATATATCCATTATCAGGATCAGCAGGGTAATAATCCAATTCACATTGGATAATCTTACTCACATCCTTATGTTGGTAATTTAATATCATTATGTTCCTCGATTTTGTTTCTTACCCATTTTGAGCCACCTAATTCTTTAAGTTTCTTTTTCTGAGGTTTAGTAATAATCACGTTGTGTCGGATTAACTCCTCTGGATGTTTTGGTCTTCCAGCACCCTCTCTTTTACCCCCTCTCATATTTATCCTTGAGCCAAGAATAATAATGTGGATCATCAGAAATCAATTTGTTAAATTCTCTCAAAGTAATTTCATCTGATACTTGGTAGACCTCTTTTAAAGCATCATGGGCTTTCATTAAATTGATTGATTCACCAGTCCAATGCCATAACTGCAAAGCATCCAGAGCAATTTTTATTGCTTCGTCTTTTTTCATTTTAGCAACACATCAAAATATGCCATCAGACCAACTGTCAATGCCAGTCCGATGAGGGTTGCCGCTGCGATGTCTTTCAAAGTTTCCATGATGATCTCCTGTTGTTGATGTTTGAAATTCTACACCATTATTCATCACGCAAGTCATGTGTGGTATTTATGCCATTTTCAGCGCACCAAGCCAAGAGCCACTCTGTGAACTCGCTTGCCTCGTCTTTGGTGAAATCTCGGGTTTGTCTACCAAGTTGAACAACTCTCTCACCATCGAGGCTTGGTGCGACTCGGCCAGCCTTGCGACCAGTCTCATTAGCCCACTGGTCAACCAGAAACCTTTTCCAAGACTCTGTGTCCCACCTTGCCCCTGCGTGTTGCGCTTGCTTGGCAATCTCTCCGATGATCGAATGAAACATTGAGTTTTGTTGGCCAGACCGAGTTTGCTTTTTAACTGTCAAACTGATTTTGTGGCCAGCCATCAACTCAGCCTTGATCTTTATCCAAGCCTCAGCCAAGACTTTGTGTCCCTGCTGTGGGTTGAATAAGGTCACATTCATGCTTCTCTCACCAGAATTTCAGCCTTGGCAATCTCGCCATAAGCCTTGTGAATGTGCAGACTGACGATCTGCGAGTCGTTGACAAAAACAATTTGGCTCATGCCATCGATGATCGCTTTTGCAACATTATCAGCGTCTGGTCGTTTCAAATGCCGTTCAGAGCTATTTAAACAAGCCTCAGCGCGTTTTTTTGAGTAAGACTGAGGAATTGGGAAGGTCAGGTGAATAAAAGCCTCTAAAGCCGTTTGCAATGGTCTTGACGCGCCCATTGCAGCCTTAGCCATCATTGCGACCTCAGACTCATAAGTTCTGGTCTTTTGTGGAGTGAATGTCTGAACAAACTTTCCGCGAGTCGAGAATCTTGGCCGACCTTTGGCCACTGGCTCTCCATAAACTGAAAACATCACTTGGAATGTCATTTGTCAGCCTTTCTGAGATTGTTCATGCGCTGTCTCAAATCCAAAGTAGCGGACTCGCCTCTGATTCGTTCCAAGTCCCTTAACACACCCTGCCACCAGAGCAATGCTCTCTTTGAGCCAATCGTCAATGTCTTGGCTTGGTAGCGTCTGAGCCACTCCTTTGCTTCGCAGTTTTTGAAGTGATCCAACTCGCTTTGTGTCATTTGTTGGCCAGTCAAAGTGATTCACTCAAGATTCTCCATGCTGTTGCAGCGCAGAGTGGGACTTGTCCATTTCCGATGGCTTTAAGTCTGTCCACCCTGTTGGCCACCCCATCAACCATTCGTATAGGCTCGGGTTTATCGAATGTGGAATGTGAGTTCCATTCTTGATTGCATTTTTGTAAGCCCCAGAACCCCCGCAATTCCCGCCTCCGCTTGGAGTTGTTGGCGTGGGCCACAATCCAAATTCTGTCTCTTTTATGTTTAGCTCCAACATCGGAAGCTCCCAGCACTCCCCAGTTCGCATCGAACCCCATTTGGGCAAGGTCGCACAATACTCTGTCGAGTCCTCGAATAGTGAGCATTGGTGAGTTCTCAATGAATGCGTATTCTGGTCGTACTTCGCAAATGATCCTTGCCATTTCTCTCCAGAGTCCTGATCGTTCTCCATTAAGTCCTGCACCTTTTCCTGCCGCAGACAAGTCTTGACAAGGGAAGCCTCCTGAGATGACATCAACTTTTCCTGCCCAAGGCTTTCCATCGAATGTGCAGATGTCGTCCCAGATAGGGAATCTAGGTAAGAATCCATCAGCTTGCCTTTGCAGTAAAACTCTGCGTGGGTAATCTTCGATTTCAACGGCACACACAGTTCTCCATCCGAGCAAATGTCCTGCAAGTATCCCC